GTCGTCTCGGACGTCTGCGCCTGGATGGCCGCGAGAATGATATCCATGTCGGCGATACTGATAGCGCCAGACTCTATCGCCGAGGCGACTGCCGCGACGTCGATACCGCCCTCACCGTCATCCTCGGCGCCTTGGTTCTCCGCGTCCTTGTCATCGTCGTCGGCGAAGTTGCCGGCGGCCTCGGCGGCCTTGGCCTTCTCTTCGTCGGTGAGTTCGGCGGGTGCTTGCTGTTCGGTCATGATCGTCTCGGCCTCATCGGGGAACTTGAAGAGCAGGAAAGCGCGGGTGTCGCGTCGGACCGATCCTAGCGCCGGGTTGGTGGGTTGACTAGAGAAGTCGATCGCGAACGTCGCACTTGCGACACCGGCGACGCTCGGGTCGTTGGTGCGGTCGTTGACCTCGCCGGCCATGAGCATGGGTAGCTCCAGGTAAGGGGCCTCGTGGTTAAGTAGTGCCAGGCCGTTGATCTTAGGCGAGCCTTCCGGCTCGAAGATCTCGACCGAGCGGTAGGGGTAGCGCATCTTGCCGAGCTCGTCGGCAAGGTGGGAGTCGGTGACGATGAGGTCGGCGTAGATCGCCGTGAGGCGCTTGCCCTTGAAGCTCAAGGGTGCGGCCTCGAGAACGCGGAATACGCCGGCGCTCTGGACGGCGTCGGTCTGGTCGGTCGCCGGCTCGTGGTGCCTGGTATGGAGCGGCGGAAGATGCCCGTCGCGCTCGCCGGCCTTGGCCTCGGCGACTGCCGCCGCGATCCACTCCGCATCGAACACGAGCTCGCCGCGGGTACATTCCGCGAAGATCGGAACGCGATGGAAGATCGTCGCCTCATCGGTCTTGGTGACCTCGAAGCCGGGCGCCTCCATGGTTGCGGGTGTCATGTTGCGCGGAGCCTAGCACGGCCGCGGTGTCGCATGTGCGACTTTCGCCTATTCGGCCGGCGCCTGGTCGCTCTCGAGGACCTTGCGAACGCCCTCGCGTATCGCCCTGCACGGCCGCCTGATCTCGTCGTTTATGATCCGGTAGACGCTGGCGCGGTGCATCGGGACGCGATCGGCGACGGCCTTGACACCGTCGCGGGAGACGAGGCGCTTGAACGGCTCACGTAGCTCGTCCCACTTCGCCGGGATCATGAGGCGCCGCCGAGGGCGAGGTCGGGCCGGCCGCCGTGTCGGAAGCCCTCGTCAGGACCGGCGCCTGGTGGGATACGGGACGGTATGACCTTGCCGGCCTTGTCGACGCGACCCATGCGCCGGAGGTCGGCGCTCGTGAGCTCGTCGACTTCGCACCGGCAGTTGTAACCGAGCGGCGGCGCCAGGCGTCGCCATTCCGTATCATCAACGGCGAGAATGATGCCATCGGCCGCGCCGTGGTTGCTGCGGGTGTCTGAATCACCGACGGCCGTGAAACGGAAAGCCGGGGTGACGGCCTTGATGTCGGGGTCGTTGGCCTGGCGAAATCGGCCGGCGGTGACGGCCGTGTTGAGATTGGTACGGAACGCCATCCGCGCGTAGCCCTCGGTCCACGCCGAAGTTTCCTGACGGACGCGATCGACGCCGAACTTGAGCGAGCGGCCGACCTCGCGCTCGGGGATGCCCTCGCGGGCGGCCTTGGTGATGAGCTCCTGCGCGCGCTTGGTGACCTCGGCCTCGGCGCTCTTGGCGAAGGCGACGACGTGACCCTCGCCGTAGAGTTGCGCGATGCGGCCGGCGGTCCGCTCGGCGGCGTTGCGGAGCGTCACCGGGACCCGGTCGACGAGATCCTTGACCGACTGCTCGAAGGTGACGCTCGAGAGGATCTTGGTAGTCGAGGTCTCGGCGAACGTGATGAGCCGGCGACGGTCGGTGGTGAGGTTGGCCGCCAGGATGCTCGACGCGCGCCTTAGCGTCGAGAGGGCTCCCAGTATCTCGGCCTTGCCCATTGACTCGGTGACCACCTCCTCGAGGCGCGTACGTGCTGCGCGGGTTTGTGGTTTGTTCTTGAGCACGACCGCGACCAGGTAGTCGCGGAAGGCTTCAATGTAGCGCGCCGCCAGGCGCGTGTTTATGTCCTCGAGGACGGCATCGACGTCGAACTCGGCCAAGCTACGCGCCTCCTGCAAGTGTCGTATCGCCTGCCGGTGCGCCTGCGGGTTCAAATGCTGCCGCGTCATCGACCATCGCCGACGCTTTCACCGGGTCCATATTGAACATCGACACCAACATGAGTTTCGCGGTGGTCGGCGGCATCGCACCGTTCACCACGTCCAAGATTATTTCCTTCGCCGCCGTCACCTGTGCGCCGTTCATCGCTGTATCCTGGATGTCCGCGCCTTCGGGCACGCTTGGGGCATCTGGTATGTCCAGTAGCGCGCCACCGAGGCCGCCCATGTCGAAGCCGCCACCGCTACCGCTACCGCCGTCGATGACCTCCTCCCCAGGCTCGGGCCGCGAGAAACCGGTCTGCTCGAGGAGCTCGCCGAGCGAGAGGTCGACGCCGATACCATTGAGCACGGCCGCGACGTTGGCGCGTTCCTGGGGGTCCTGCCTTTTTTCTTGCGTGATATGAAAGAACGGACACTCCTCGGATATGCCGAGCTCGACCAGGTTGGGCCGGTTGCGCGTCCAGATACACCGGAGGAGCGAGCGCGATAGAGTTTCCTGCAAGGTCTCGCGGTCGAACTGGATGAGCGCCTCGGTGCTGTTCTCTTGGATCTCGGCGAGCGCGTAGCTCCCGCCCTCGCTCGCCGCGGTCGTGAGGTTGGCGCCCATGACGAGCGTGTAGATCGTTGTACGGAGCTCGGTGCGAATCGTCTCGAGGAGTTGCCAGCCGTCACCGCCGCCGTGCATGATCTCGACGTCGTCGCTCTTGTCGTAGACCAGGACGTGCCGCGCTCGTAGGTCCTCGAGCATCGCGACCCACTCGGCGATGAGTTCCTCGTTGGGTAGCCCGGTCTCGGCGTCTCGGGCGCCGTCGATCTTCGCCGTCAAAATGCCCTGGGCGAACTTCTCGACGGCCGCCATGCTCTCGCTAAGTACGTGCTCTTTGCTGTACCAAACGAAACCAAGCGCCTCGCGCAATGCGGTACCGTGGCCGAGACTGGCCTCGTCGTCTTGGTAGACGTGCTTGATTGTGTGCAAAGCGTCGAGCCGCGTCTCGGGAATGAACTCCACCTTGCCGACGTCCCAACGTTCCCAGTGCGCGGATAGGTCGCCCTCGTCGTTGTGCGGGACAATCCTGAACATGCGCTTATCGACGTCCTCGAGCCTGGTCGGTACCCACCAGGTCCGCGGCTTGCCGTCGCCGAGCCGGAGGATGCGCGGCTCGCCGTGGATCCGCGCGAAGCGGGCGCCGGAGAAGAACGCCCGCGCGAGGTTCATCCGCGCGGCCGTGAAGCCTTCGATCTCCTTGAGGAGCTCGGTGCCGACGTGAACGGCGCGCCGGCCGAGCTCGGCGGTCTCGTCTCGAGGGACGAGCGACCAGTCCTTGCCCGCGATCAAGTGCCGACGGTAGCCGACGGCGTGCCTGATATCGGCGTCGCGCAGCATCTTCTCCTCGACCTCGGGATCGCGGAGGAGCCATAGGCTAGGGTCGTGGAGCTCAACAGCGTTTCGGTAGACGCTGGAAAGCGCGCGCGTGTAGAGGTTGCGCGCCTGGTTGCGGAGTCTGATTTCCTGGCTCATGTCGGGAGGCCCTCGAAGCGGTCGGCGTCGAGGTCAAGGCTACCGGGCGGCCTGGCGACCGTCCAGTAGGCTCGGCGGTTCCGGTCGGCCCATCTCCTCACGCCACCGCGGCGGCGCCGGTGAAGAGGTCGATCGCGGTGGTGACGCTCACCGGCTCGCCTCGTAGTCGGCGGCGACGGCCTGGCCGACGTCGGTCTTGGCGACGTTCCGGCAGACGAGGCCGAAGTAAGCGCGGAGCTCGCTGTTGAGCTCGAGCTCGGCGAGCATCGAATCGGCCGAGCGGCCGACGGTGAGGGCGAAGCGATCGAGGACCGCGGGAGCGACGACGGCCTCGGCCGTGGTCAAGGGGAGGGAGGCGGCGACGCCGGCGAGGCGGCTTTGCTGTTGGTGGTTCATCGTGAGATGCTCCGGGTTTGAAGGGCGACCGGCCGGCCGGATGGGCGCGCGTCCATGGCGCCGGCGGCGAAGGTCAGGAGGGCGAGGAAGATCAAGGCGCGCTTCATGCGTGTCAGTAGACACTAGTTTACGTCGGGTGTCAAGCGCCCCTTCTTGGATTTTTCTATGCGATCGCCGCGCGGATCTTGGCGAAGGCCGTGCCGGCGTCCTCGGCGAAGTCGGCCTCGACGGGGTTGGTTAGACGCGACCCCGCCAACCGATTGTGCCACGGGGAGCGAACACGCCGTAGAGGGCGCGGATCTTCCGGCGGTCTTGTTTCCTGGGGGACGTGTCGACGATCGTCTTGCCGTCGCAGTTCAATAGGAGGACGTGACCCTCGACCAAGACAACGAACGCATGAGCTCCGAGCTTCGCCAGTTGTGACCTGATCGCCCCAACCGTCTTGCCCTTGACGCTGCTCTTGCGGCTGCGGGCGATCCACCTCGACCGGACGGCGCGGAGAAGGTCATTCCAGTTATGCAGGTAGCGCGTCTCCTCCTCGACTCCCAAGGCTGTTGCGACCTCGAGGGCGCACCAATTCTTGTTAGTATTGTCGGGGTTGTTGCTGTCGGCTCTGGCGTCTTCGCGATAGGTTAGTTGGGTGCTCATGCGTGTCAGTAGACACCAGTTGACTCCGGGTGTCAAGCACCCCTTCTTGGTTTTTATTCGACCGCCGACCGGATCTTCGCCACCGCGCGACCGAGGGCTTCGAGGCTCCGGGTGAGCCGGAGCTCGGCGAAGGTCGTGCCTGCGTCGTCGGCGAAGCTGGCCTCGACGCCGAGGTTCTCGTCGGCGAGTTCCTCGGCGGCGTCGGCGAGCTCCTCGAGCGCGGCCGCGGATCCCTCGACGTAGGTCTTGCCGATCGTGACCAGGCGGCCGGCGGCCGTCTCGTAGACGTCGCCGCCGAAGTCGACCGCGCGGCCGATGAGGCCGGCGTTGGTGCGCGCCTTCATCGGCCTAGCCTCTGCGCCAGTCATTCTTGCGAGGGGCGTGCAAGGCTTCATGATGGCTGGCCATCGCCATTGACCTCAACAACTTGGCCTTCATTCCCTTCCGCTTCCACACCATCACCGTGGCATTGCAGCGAGGACAGCGAGCGGACTTGTGAGCGGATTCATGGTTTTTCATCGTGGTCTCCTGTTGGGTTGCGGTGGTTGCTGCTGCGTTCCTCATGCAGACCAGTAGACACCAGTTGACTCCGGGTGTCAAGCACCCCTTCTTGGTTTTTTATCCGAGGCCCTCGAGATCGTCTGGAACTACCGGCGGCACCGGGGTCGCGAGCCGGCGGGAGACCTCGAGGAGCGCCGAGGATCGTCGCCAGAGACGCTCGAGCTCTCCCGGCTCGATGACGTCGCGAGACGCGCGGAGCGTCGCCTCGAGTGATCTGGAGATATTGAGAAGGCGCCGGGCGACGGCCGCGCGCATGAGCTCGGTGTAGTTGTCCATGCCTGAGCCATCGACCAGGCGAACTCGAGACTTGAGCTAGGGCCGCCAGCGACCGGCGCGATCCTTGCCGGGCTCGATGAGTGGTGGCCGCTCGCTCGGATTGGTGCGTCGGTATTCGTCGGAGTCAATCGAGAGCGTCTTGGTGCGCGGCTGTAGAGCTCGTTGAGCGCCGACCGGGTGCGCCTTGAGCCATGACCAGGCGCCGCTCGTCGCGTCGGCCTCGTCGACTCGTTGCGTGCCGTCACCGGGGAAGCCCTCGACGATATCGAGATATGCCTGCGTCCAGGTGCCGGCAATGAGCCGGATGCCGTCGCGTTGCTCGGTGACTGGCTTGGCGGCGTCCTCACCCCACCAAGGAACGCGCGTGCCGGTGTAGTGGTCGATCTCGGGACCTTCACCACGCCTCGAGTAGCCGCGCTCGAGACAGGCCGCGACCGGGTCGCACCGGGCCGCCTTGCTGTTGCTCGAGCTCGGCGCGCGGACGACGTAGACGCGCTCGCGATCGTCGAGCTCGGCGCGCGGCCGCGCGTAGACACACTTGATCCCGTGGACCTTGAGCTTCTCGGCGATGCTCTCGACCTGGGCGACGCCGCCGCTACCGGGCTCGATCTCGAGGCCGACCGTGACCGTGCGGCCGTCGCCTCGAGCGACCGCGACGATACGCGCATCACGCTGACCTGGCGTCGCCTTGAAGCTCGCGCAATGTTCGACGGCGTAGACGCCGGAGCGGTGCCGCGCCATCTTGACACCGGCCGTATGCGCGGCGCCCTCGCTCACCGAGGCGGCGAGGTCCCACCACCGGACGCGACGACAATCCGCGGCCGGCCAGGCGTCGCGCTCCTCGAGGAGCGGGCCGAACCACTCGAGCCGGAAGTAGTCGCCAGGCTCGCGAGCTCGCCAGTCGCCGCGGAGGAGTTGCTCGCGCGTCGTCGGGTGGAGATGCTCGAGGCCGGCGATGTATGCGTCGCGGTCGATGTATGGATTGTCGACGACGCGAGCCGGGAAGAAGTCGAAGCCGTTACCGTCGAGCATGACGTCGAAGTCCTCGGCGACCCACGGATGGCCGGGGCCGCCGGGGTTCGTCGCGCTCAAGGTGCGGAGCGGGACGTCGCTGATCGTACTGCGCCGGATGCGTGAGAGACCGACGTATCGGTACGGCCGGCGGTCGGGGAATTGCGTGAGCTCGTCCCATGCCGAGAACTGGAACTCGGCACCCTGGTAGCGCCGCTCGTCGCCCTCGTGCTGCAAGTAGGCGAAGGTGATCTTGGCGCCGCTCGGGAAGCGGAAGGTCTTGTTGGTCCCGTCGTAGTGGACGCCGGGCTTGCCCTTCCACCAGTCGAGCGCGCGGTCGAGGATGGCGCCCGGAAGGGCGAGGTCGGTGTAGGTGCGACGGAACAGGATGCCGGCGTAGTCGCCGCGGTCGACGTACTGCACGGCCGCCATGAGGAGCGCGTCGCTCTTGCCGCCGCCGGCGGCACCGCCGTAGAGCGCCTGATAGACCTCGGGGCCGGCGCTCTCCGGTCGATCAAGGTGACCGCGTAGATAGTGCCATTGCATCGGAAGCGGGAAGTGACCGCCGAGATATGGGTTGCCGATGATCCCTGGGCAGAGCGCCGCGTAGGCGTCGAGGATCTCATCGCGCGCCTGGTGCTCGAGCTCGTGCCGATCGGTCACCGATCGCCGAGGCGATTGACTAGCCGGCCGTGCCGATCTCGAGCAGACCTGGCGCCCGCGAGCAAGTCGACGTCATCGCCGGCCTCATCCTCGAGGCGCGTCGCAAGCTCGTCGGCTTCGACGATCTCGGCCTTCGCGGCCTCGATCTTGGTGGGCTCGGTGGTCTCGACCTCGAGCGGGTCGGGCTCGGTGGATTCGGGGGTCGTGGTCTCGCCGTTGGTCATGATAGAAGCTCCTCGGCGGCCGCGGCCGCCTTGTCCTCGGCTATCTTGACGACGACCTCGGCCGGTTTCAAGTCGGCAAGCGCGCCGAGTTGCGTGCCGCGCTCGCGCGCGATCGTGACCAGGCGCTCGAGATGCTCGGCGAGCGTCGGCGCACCGGTGCCGTCGGCGGTGACCGGCGGTGCCTGGGGGATCGCGCCGGCGCCGAGCTCGAGGTTGATGAGCGGGCCGCGGTCGACGGCACCGGCGAAGCGGTCGAGGATGAGCGCGGCCGCCTTGGTGTCACCGCATGACGCCTTGACGAGCATGGCGAAGAGCGCGTCCCATACCAGGCCCTCGAGGTCGAGGCCGAACTCCTTGGCCTTTCGCCTGGCGAGCTTGACTAGGTTGATCCGGTCGGGGTACGTGCCGCCGGGGCCGCCGGCGTTGCCGACCGCGAAGCGCCCGTTGGCCTGGCGCCCGTTCGCGGTTGACCTGACGGGGGCCTCGATCGCCGTCATGCCGCGCCTCGCCAGTACTCGAGAAGCGCCGCCGGGTCGCGGTTGCCGTTCTCGGCGTGGTGGATCCACCGCGCCGCCAGTCCGCTAACGGCCGCCAGCCCGGCGATCGTGAGGCCAGCGCGTCTACGCAACAGCCGGCACTCCTCGGCGCTCGTGATCCCGCCAAGCGCCGGCGCCGGCCAGGCGCTTTGTAGCTCGGCCTCGCCGCGTTCCGCCCATTTGTAGCGGTCGAGCGTCCAGCCGAGCAAGTCGGCGGCCTCGTGTTGCGTCAAGCCGGCGCGACGTCTCGAGACCTCGAGGCGCTCGGCCTTGGTGAGCGTGCGCGGGTCGATGATAGTCGCGTCGGTCACGGCAAGAGCTCCCAGATAGCGACGAAGACGCCTGGCTCCTCGTCAGGATGCGCCCATCGCTTCGAGGTGCGCCCGTCGACAACCTGGGCGTCGTCGCACCATACCAACGAAGGCCCGCCGTCGAAGGGGCCGAGCGCGTCGAGCGCGGCCTTCTCGAGGTTGTCCTTGTCTGGCTTCTGCGTGTGGAACATCGGAGCACGGTCGCGGATCTTCCCAGAATTGCGCCCGGTCCTCAAGTGGCTCTTCGGTCGCCTGAACCGAAACGCCAGGAAGACCGCCACCGCGACACCGGGCTCGACCAGGCCCTCGGCGCCCTCATGCTCGAGCTCAGGAAGCGCCGCCGCGCGGATCGCGTGCTTCCACTTGTGGGCCGACCTGGGCACATAGATCCTGACGCGCTTGCCGGGGAGCGTCGAGGCGCGTGGTCGCGGCTCGGGTTGAGGGTCACCGGGGGTATCAAAAACGAGAAGCCGGCCTCGGCGTTGGTTCGTGGTCCATTCTAAAGAATGGAACCGACGAACCAGAGCCTCTTCGATGGCGTTGGTTCGGTCCGGTTTGTCGGGTCTAGTCGTCATAACCGATTAGTCGCTACGGAGTTCGGGCGGTTTGGTTCGCATGGTTCGTCGTGGTTTGTTGGCTCGCGAACCATCTCTAGTTGACACTTTTGGTTCGTCGCCCTCCGCTCCGCCTGCGTGATCGCGTTAGAGCCCTGCGCCGTAACGACATACGACGATCGCCGGCCGTTCTTGCTGGAGTCGGCGCGAACCAAGCCGGCGCCTACTAAAGCCTCGATTCGATTCTTCAGCGCCGTGCGTCCCATGCCGACCGCCGCCGCAAGCTCACGCTCGCCGGGCATCTCGCCGCCGAGCTCGGCGAGCGTGAGCTTGCGGCGGCGGTCGGCATGGGACG